CATTTTTTCCTGTGCTTCTTTTAATTTTAACTGTGCTTCTCTAGCTTGAATAGAATCTTTACCATGATCTTTAATAGCTTTACTTAAATTCTTTTCAGCTTTTTCATAATTCAAAGCTGCCTTTTGAGCTTCAACACTATTTTTATTAGTCTTTTTAAATCCAGTAGCTAATGCAAACGCATCAAGATTAGTTTGTGTCATTACGATTCCTAATCCTTTTAATGATTCAGTTTCTCCAGTAAATACTCCTGTTAGTGCTGTATTAGCTTGATCTATAGAAATATTATTGAATGATGCTAAATCTCCTGCTAATTGAGTTAAATTCATAGAGTAATCTTTTGTTTGCTCTGAACTTAATCCCATAGCTTTCCCCATAGCTCCATACTTACTAACCATTTCTAAAGCTTCATTTTGTGAAGCTCCAAATGCTGTAGTGCTTGTCTTACTCCACTCTTTAATAGTATTAGCATTATTTTCAAAAACTACCTCGCTTTTACTTAAACTTTCATTTAAATCAGATGCAGCTTTGAATGAAGCAACTCCTAACGCTGTTATAGGAGCTGTTACAGCAGCTGTTCCTTTAGTTGCAAAACTACTTAAATTACTACTAAATCCATCTAGCTTATTACTAAATGTATTAGTTGTTTTTCCAGTATTATTTAAAGTTTCAGTAGCTTTTTTTCCTTTTTTATTTACTGTATCAAAAGCTGTGGCTGCTTGGTTATAATCAATATTTATACTTCCACTAGCTCTATATATTTCGCTCATGTTTCCTCCTTTCCCTTATTTAAAGGAGTTTTTTTAATAATAATTTTTGTTTCTTCATTATTTTCTTTGCTTCATATTTTCTTTTTACATCATCAAAAGGAGTAGATGTTTTTGAACTATTTATATATTCTAAATAATCTATCCCCTCATTTCCTGTTATTCTTAATGCTGTGTTTTCAATAACATATTGAAGGTGTAAACGATTATTAAAAAATTGGTTTATAACTGAATCTATAATCTCTATAGCATCTTTCATATTCATATCAATTACAATAGAATAAGCATTACATTGAATTAATATGGCTGTTAAATTACAGCCTACTTCTTTTAATGTAATGCTCCAGTAAAAGCTCTTAAACACGCTTGAAAATCCTCACAAAATACAAGTTTACTAAACATAGCATATGTTACGCTTAATGGTTGATCTTGAATCTCTTTAACTTTAATATCAAATAAAACGCTTAAAGTCTTTTCTATTAAATCTGCATTTCCGTAATATCTATCTATTAAAGCTGTATATGCTAAATCCATTATTTTATTTAATGCATAACCATTTATCTTATCCTGTAATTTTTGAAGTTCTAAATTTAATATTTTAGCTTCATTACTCATATTTCTTTCTAATACATTACTTTGTTGATCCAAAGATAAAGCTTCATATTCTTCTATAGTCATTTCTTTAGATATATCATCTTGAACCATATCTCTAAATTCTAATTGTTTTCTGCTTAGTTCAATCATTAGATTTTGTTTTTCTTCATCATCTCCACCAAATATGGCTAAAACTTCTTTTTTTATTCCTAATTTATTTATTAGGTTTATAACTTCTCTTCCTTGTTTAGTATTTATGTGTAAATCAAAGTCTTTTACTTGCTCTATTTTCATAATCTTTCACCTCATTATTTTTAATAAAAATAAGAGTAGCCTTTTGACTACTCTCTAAATTATTGAACTTTTTCAGCTTGTACTTTTTCCATTTCCTTAAAATTAGGATATACTTCAACTGGATTTACTTTTTGACCTGCATAGGCATTTTCTAAAGAAATTTTAAATCCTGCTTCATCTTTTCCTTTAAGTTCAAATCCTAATCCTTCTTTATTTAATACATCCTTTACTAGAACTATAACTGGTTTACCATCTAAACCAACTCCAACTATTAAGGCATCTTTATATTGAGATTCTTCAATAAATCCTAAATTAGCAACATATTTAGTAGTTTGGCCTTCTGTTACCTTTTTAAATAAGCTAGTTTCTAATAAAGAACTATTAAAATCTAATAAAGTACCAGTTACTTTAACTTCCCATTCATCAATTACTTGCCATCCTTTTTCTAATCCTGCTGCATTTTTAATTTGTCTTACTTTAGGTTTTGCTGCTATTCCTAATTTATCTTTAAAGGCTCCTAAAGCTTTATCATTCAATGATGTTATAAATTCGTCTGTTGCTGTTATATTTGAAAAGCTTCCTAAATATAAAGCTCCTTCATTAACTATTAAATCATGGTCTTTTGCTATTCCTGTTTGTAGCATATAATCAATCCCTTTCTTATTTGTAATTTCTTATCTTATACATTAAAACAGTATTAAATTTGTCTTTATCTATATAATTTGAATAATAAACATTTTCTCTTACGATCCTATCTAAATTGCTAAACTTAAAATTATTTACTAATTTATCTATTTCAAATGTTTTATTTATTATGTCAAACTGTTGCTCTATGATTCCTACAATTCTTATTACTAAAGTGATCCCTTCATAATAAGATAAGTCTTGTATATCCTCACCTATTTTTACTTCTATAGCTAAATTTTCTCCTGTAAATTTAAAAGTAGGTTCTATATAAGTAGTTGCTGTTGGTAATATTTTTTCTAATTCATCATAATATAATGTTAAATTATTCATAACTTGCACCTCTTATATGTTTAGTAAATAGATTCCCTACATTTAAAAAATCTCTCATTAAAGTGCTTCTTAAATAAGATTTGTCTTGAAATTCTACTTTTTTAGCATAGATTAAAGGTGAGCCTACTGTTACAGTTGCTTCTGAATCTGTTATTTTACATGTGCCTGTAATACTTCTTCTCAATGATCCTGTATCTACTGGAGTAACACTTTGAACATCTGCTATTAATGTTATCTTTGATTCTTTGGCTGCTGTCCTTGCTGCTTTTAAAAAAGCTTCCTTTGCTGCATCTATATTATTTTCAACATTAATCATGTATTATCACATCACTTTCAATTAATGCATAAACAGTAGATGTTAACCATTCCTTTTTATCCTCTATTCTATAAGAAATATTTTTAAATATAACAACATCATCTACATTTAAGGATTTATCACTTAACATTTGCCATTTTGCTTTAATTTCGCTTCCCCATACAGTTTTAATAGCTTTTTCTGTTATAGGTTGAATATTTACTTTTATTTCTTCATTTCTTAAATATATTTTCTTTGTTTGCATATGCTCTTTTTTTTCTATAACTTTTGTAGTGAAAATTGAATCTCTTAAAAATCTATTACTTACTAACAATAAACTATACCTAACCTTCTTTTAGGATCTGGCAATAAGTATTTTATAGTTAAGATCAAACTTTCTAAATCTACATTATCTTTATAAGTTACAGATTCTTCTCCAATACTTTCACTCTTTATACATCCATTTATAGAAAAATATTCACTCAAGTTTTTATTTAAGATAGTAATTGCAGGTTTAAACATATTTTCAATTTTATTTTTAGGATATAAAGTAGGATTATTTAAGTAGTTATATATAAGTTCTATAGAAATTTCTTTTAATTCACTATCTGTCATATAACTTTAGCTCCTTTCATTAAATAAAATAGGATAGGAATATAAATCCTATCCTTTAATATAATTAAGCTTGTGGAGCTTCTAAAGTATATTTTAATGTAGCTGCTGCTTCTGGTCTTAATACTACTGATCCATAGTTATCTAATCCTCTTACTCCATCAGCAAAAGCATTTTGTAATCTCATAGCTTCTACTTTTTCAAAACATCTGCCAAAACCAATAGCACTTTTATGCATTGCTAATATTGTTCCTGTAGGTAATTCTTCACATTGAACTACTTGCATTGTATTTATTAATTGACCTTCTACAATACCATTTTCTAAAACAGATGGATTTCTTGTAAATCTGTCGTCTTTAGCTAATAATCCTAATACTTCAGCATTAACTACTACATATCTATCCTTCTTAGGAGCTTTTGATTTTGATAAAGCTGTGCCTAAATCTACTATGCTATCATAAACATTCTTAGCATTTAAAGCTACTGGAGTTTTAACT